TCGAGCGCGCTAGTCGAACGCGACGCGCAGCAGCAATTCTTGATGACGCTATTGCAGGTTGCAGTCAATCCGGCTTACGAACTGGACCCGGCCAAACTGGCGACGGAATTGCTCAAGGGCCAGCGGCTTGACCCCAAATCCATCCAATACTCGCCGGACAAATTGGCGCAGATGCAGAACCAATCCAACCCGGTCGAGCAGGCCAAGGCTGAATTGATCGCTGCGCAGACCCGCAAGACGGATGCAGAGGCGGTGAATAAGTCCGTCGAGGGCATGTATTCCGCAACTCAAGCCGGCAGCCAGATCGCAATGAGCCCGGCTGTCGCTCCCTTGGCCGACAAATTGCTGCGCTCTGCGGGATTCCAGGACAAGGACGCAGCCCCGATTGTCCCGGAGATTGCCGCGCCAATGGAGGGCATCGCCCCGCCCGAGCAAAACACCAACCCGCTCTATCCGGCAAACCCGGACGTCGGAATGAATCGAGGAATCGAGGGTGGCAATGAAGCCCGAGATTGATTTCGCTTCCGCCACGTGGCGGGCACTCGTTGAGATTGTCGAGTCTCGCATTGACGAATTGCGCAGAAAGAACGACGGCGATTTGTCAATAGAACGCACCTCGCACTTACGGGGGGGAATAGCAGAATTGAAGCAATTGCTGGCGATTGCAAAAAAATCCCCGGCAACAGCGACGGACGAGGATCAATTCCCCCTTCGTCAATGACCTGCATAGCAGGGTATTGCTTGGAGTGTGCATTACATGAGCGAAACGCAACAGACCGAGCAACAGGCCGAAGCTGAATTCGTCGCAGGGTTCAATTCCCTGCGCACTTCCGACGACTACACGCCGCCCGAAGTGAAGAAGGAGGAAGTCGAGCCGACGCCGGAGCCTGAAGCAACGCCGGACGTGCCGCCGGAGGACAAGGGCGAAGAGCCTTTGTTTGCCGGATTTACCGAATCTCAATTGAAGAACCTGCTCGAAAAGGCCACTCGGGTTGAGTCTCTGGAGAAAGAGCTTCGCAAGACGCACGGAAAAATTGGCGAACTGAACGGAACTCTGCAAGAGATTCGCGGCAAAAAGGAAACGCCGACGCACGAAGCGCCCGCAATCCAGAAGACCGACGAAGACCTGACCGATTGGGAGCGGGAATACCCCGAACTCGCGGCCATTGCTGAAAAGCGCGCAGAGCGAATTGTCGAGGAACGCATCAAGGCAATTCCGCAAGTCCAGCAGATCAGTCAAGAAGACATTTCCGAAGCCGTCCAGCGCGAAACGCAACTGGCGCTCATGAGCCAGCAGCACAGCGATTGGCAGGACGTTGTGACTTCACAGGATTTCAGCCTGTGGATCGCGACTCAGCCGGAAGACGTGCAGCAAGCCTATTCAACAACTGATCGCGCGCAGGTTCTTGGCGGTGTCATTTCCGGTTTCAAAGACTGGAAGAAGAGCACCCAAGACCGCAGCGCAAAGAACAAGCAGCGGCTGGAGCAGGCGCTTACGCCTGGCGGTGGAAGCAAAGTAACTACCGCCCACTCCGCCGAAGATGAATTTGTCGCGGGTTTCTATTCAGCTCGCGGTCGATAAGGAGTAACCAAAATGTCCGTTTATAGCTATGGCAACCCCGCCGGCCGGATTAATAAGCTCAAGGGTGAGATTCTCAGTCACTCGATCCCCGTCGAAACGCTGGGCATCACCGGCATGCAGCGCCAGATTCCGGCCAACAAGGGCAAGACCGTTGTTTATCGTCGGTATCTGCCCTACGGCGGTTCGCTGACCAACTTCAACACCATCAACCGCTGGAACGTCGATTCCGCCGCGCACGTACTGGCCGAAGGCGTTACCCCGACTGCCGACTCGCTGACCCCGCAGGACATCACCGTCACGCTCAACCAGTACGGCTGCCTGTACCAAGTGACCGACCAGACCGTTGATACCTACGAGGACGACGTTCCGGCGGAAATGAAGAAGCAGTGCGGCGAGCGTGTCGGCCTGATTCGCGAAATGGTGCGCTACGGCGTCATCAAGTCCGGCGCCAACGCCTACTACTCCGGCGGTTCTTCGCGTGCGACGGTTGCGGCCAAACTGACCCTGACCATGCTTCGCAAGGCCAGCCGGAACGTTCAGGCCAACCACGCCAAGCGCATCACCTCGATCCTTGCCCCGACCCCGAACGTCAGCAGCAAGTATGTCGAAGCCGCCTATCTGGTGTTCTGCCACACCGACGTTGAACAGGACGTTCGCGACATCGCCGGCTTCACTACGGTTGCGGCTTACGGCTCCCGCAAGCCGATGCACGACCAGGAAATTGGCAGCGTCGAAAACTTCCGCTTCATCACCTCGCCCGAACTCAATCCCTACATCAACGCCGGCGTAGCGGTGGGCGCCACCGGCCTGTATTCGACCGGCGGCTCGAACGTCGATGTGTATCCCGTGATCGTGTGCGGCGAAGACGCATGGGGCCAAGTGGCGTTGCGCGGTGGCGACTCGCTCGATCCGACGTGGATTCCGCCCGGCGAGAAAACCAAGTCCGACCCGCTGGGGCAGCGTGGTTTTGTTGGCGCCAAGTTCTATATGAACTGCACGGTGCTGAATGACGGATGGATGGCGATCATCGAAGCCGGCATCACCGCCCTGTAAGTGACCTAATCGGGCGGCTTAGGTCGCCCGGTCTTCCAAGATTGGAGAAGCATTATGGCTGACAACATCGCGGGCCAAACCAGCGCCAGCAGCAACGACCAACTGACCAACGGAACCACCCAAGGCTCCGTCGTCTATGACGCCACGACCATCGTCGCAGCCGATTCGACGCGCGTTTTCACCGGCTTCAAGCCGCGATACGTGCGCTGGGAAAACGCCACCGACCGCATCTGCGTTGAATGGTTTGAAGGCATGGCAGCGAACACCAGCATCAAGACCGCTGCCGCCGGCACTCGCACGCTCGAAACCACGAACGGCGGCATCACTGTCGATTCGCAGGGCTTCCGTGTGCTGCAAAACGCCACGCTGGGCGCAATCGCTGCAAGCAAAACCTGCTACTGGTTCGCCCGGTAATTAACAACGGGGCTGCCTTTGTGGTGGCCCCGCACAAAGGATAAACAGCATGGCACGTCCGCGCCTCGATACCACGAACGAATACTTGGGTAAGGCCGATGAATTTTCGATCAACGACATCGGCAACGGCCCGCCCGACATTGAAGTCATTGATCGTGTTTTGCCCGACGATTACGCCGAAATCGAGAAGTTCATGCAGGAACCGGTGACGATCATGATTCACGAATCGACCGATCCGAACGACGTTGATCTGGTCGAAGTCGGCGTGAATGGTCGGCATCAGTTCTTCATGCGCGGCAACCCGCAAATCGTGCGCCGCTGCTACGTCGAGCGCCTGGCACGGATGAAGAAAACCAGCTTCTCGCAAAACCTTGACGAGCGGCTTGGCGAGCACATGAACACAATGCGCCCGCACCACGCGCTGCGCTTTCCGTTCTCCGTGATCGAAGACAAGAACCCGAAGGGCTCGCCCTGGCTGCGTAACCTGCTGGCCGAGCGGGTGTAACCATGACGCTTGCGGAATTGCGGGCACTTTTTCGGGAAGAGGCGGGCGACACGGCAGAGCCGTTTCTGTGGCCGAACTTGATCCTGAATCTCTACGCTAACGAGGCTCAAACCGAAGCCTGCCGGCGTGGGCACCTGCTGCGCGATTCTGTGACGACTGCAATCTGTCAGCTTGCGGTGACTGCGGGCGATCCCATCGTAGAACTTGACCCGCGCATTCTGGACATTCAGCGGATGCGCCTCGCCAGCCAGTTCATCCAGCTTCGCGGAATCTCCGTGCAGGAAATGGACGATTCGATTCCCGGATGGGAAAACCAGACCGGGCTTCCGTGGCGAGGCGTGACGGATTACCAGTCCAACGCAATCCGGCTGTGGCCGTCACCGGCTGCGAATGACGTGCTGAAGCTGTCAGTCATTCGCCTGCCGCTTGTAGATATGGTGGCCGACACCGACGAGCCGGAAATTCGCAAAGAGTATCACCCTCAGTTAGTGCAGTGGATGCTTCACCGGGCCTACGCAAAGCAGGATTCGGAAGTGTTCGACGCGAACAAATCTCAAACCGCACTGGCGAACTTTGAAAAAGAGTTCGGCTCTCGGTCCAGCGCACGCAATGCAGCGTGGCGGGCTGAAAGACAGCTCCAGTTTGCCCCGCCGATTGCATAGGAAAGATCATGGATAAATTGGGACGGCTGGAAGTCGAACAGCTCAAAGTTACGAGCACCACCCCGCCGGCAGACAGCGGGTTTTACAAGATTGATGAAACCACGATGGGCGTGGTGGGTGATCTGAAGTTCCGGCACCCGAAGACCGGGGCCATGTCGTCGGCGCTGACGGTTACAACCACCTCGGATCAGGGGGTTGAAAGTCGCTGGGACTTGTCCGAGCCCAGCATCGCTGGGCATGTTGCGTACTCATCGTTGAGCAAGCTCAACGGACATCTTCCGGCGGACGGTCGCACGTATTCGATCTCTGCATTCCCGGAGTTGGCAAAACGGATTGGCAGAATATCTAACGGGATTGGCTCATTTGTGAGCCGGTCGTCGGTTGACAACACCTGGCGGTCGGTGTGCTGGTCTCCTGAGTTGGCGTTGTTTGTGGCCGTTGCGTACTCTGGCACCGGAAACCGGGTAATGACCAGTCCTGACGGCATTACCTGGACTGCTCGCACCAGTGCAGCAGATAACAACTGGGGGTCGGTGTGCTGGTCTCCTGAGCTGGCGTTGTTTGTGGCCGTTGCGTTCTCCGGCGCCGGAAACCGGGTAATGACCAGTCCCGACGGCATTGCATGGACTGCTCGCACCAGTGCGGCAGATAACAACTGGCGGTCGGTGTGCTGGTCTCCTGAGCTGGCGTTGTTTGTGGCGGTGGCGGACTCTGGCACCGGCAACCGCGTAATGACCAGTCCCGACGGCATTGCATGGACTGCTCGCACCAGTGCGGCAGATAACTCCTTGAGATCGGTATGCTGGGCGCCAGGCCTCAGGTTGTTTCTTGCTGTAGCCGACGCTGGAAACAAGGTCCACACCAGTCCTGACGGCATTACCTGGACTGCTCGCACCGGGGCTGCTGATAACGCATGGCGGTCGGTGTGCTGGTCACAAGAGTTGGCTACTGCAGTCATAGTCGGAGAGACGGGCACCGCCAACCGAGTTCAGACAATATACGGCTGCACGTATAACCCTCTGACCGA